ATATGTCTGTAACATTTGATACTAAAGACTTTGATAGTAAAGTAAAGGCTATGGAGCAAAGGATTAAGTTAGCCCAACGCCAAGCCACAATGGATGTTGGCGAGGAGATTTTAAGACTAAGCTCTTTTGAAGTCCCGCACGATAAAGGAATTTTACAAGGTAGTGGGAAAGTTGAGAGATCTGGTGCGACTGGAGCGATTGTCGGATATGGTGGTAACGCTGCACCGTATGCTGCACGATTACACGAACATCCCGAATATAATTTTCAAAAAGGCAGAAAGGGGAAGTATCTGGAAGACCCTATAAAACATAATCTTTCAGTATTTAAAAAATATATGGCTGAAACAATAAACAAATTTATACATACCTAATACGTACTTATGTTACTTATTGAAGAAATCGCACTCCATTTAGTAAATCAAGGCTTGGGACAGTTGGCTACAAGTATATTCTATTCGTATATGCCAGACAACGCCGACAACTGCCTCTGTGTGTACGATACAGGCGGTATGGAGCCCGATATTGACCTCCCTACTAAAGTACCGACATTCCAGATTATTGTAAGAGCCACAGACTACGAGACAGGAAAGACAAAGCTAGACTCAATACGGACGGCATTACATAGAAAAGAAGGGGTGACGCTAATAAACGGTGGTACGTTCTTCTACTATATATTTGCCATGCAAGAAGGTGGACATATCGGACGCAATGAACGGGGTCTTGATGAGTTCTCTATAAATTTCCGTTGTAAAATCCGATGATCAAATTTAAAGACAGACAGTATAAAGAGCTTCGATGTGCCAAATGCCAGAACTTTGTTATTTATCACAACATATCCGCAGGTTATGCTCTTTATCAGTGCCCCGCCTGTGGTTTTGTAAATGAGTGGACGTTTAAATACCTAAAAACAAAAGCTAATGTAAAAAGGATTGAAGACGATTTTCAATTAGTCACAAGCGAAGGGGGTGAAAAATAATGGCGGATATTACAAACGTTCAGGTCGGAGTGTGTACGGTTACTTTTAACAGTATAGATCTTGGACACACGCAAGGCGGTGTTGAGGTATCTTACGAGCCTGTTTATCACGATGTTGCTGTTGATAAATATGGTGAGACTGTTGTTGAAAAGTATTTAATTGGTGAAAAGCTTACCGCTAAAGTCCCTCTTGCTGAATATACCATTGCTAACTTACGCAATTCTATGCCTCAAGCAACTTTTGCTGGAGCAGCGAACGCACGCATTACTCTTGGTACTACAGCAGGGGTTAAAGCTAAAGCGGTGGCCTATCAGCTCGTACTACATCCTCAAATTGAGGGCACAAGACGGCACGATATTGTCTTTCACAAAGCATACGTTTCGAGTTCGATAGTCTTGAATCATAAAAATGATGAGGAAAAGATTATCGAGGTAACTTTTGAAGCATTACTTGACGAAACCAAGTCGGCTGGAAACTATCTCGGTTTGATAGGAGACAGCACAGCCTAAGGCTCCAAACCCTTCTTTTATACAACACATTGTGGTACAAAGTTGCCCGTTGTATAATAGAGAATATGAAAAAAACAATTTCTGTCAAGCTTGACGATAAAACGGTAGAGATCTCAAAACTTCCTCTCGGTAAATATGCCGAACTTCTTACAAAAATAAAAGAACTCCCCAAACACTTAGAGTCCATTCAAGGTCTATCTAATGACAAGATACTCGAACAACTACCTTTCCTCGTAAGCGTTGCTCTTCCTGACGTTATTTCGATACTTACCGTAGCTACCCCGTTTAAATCAGAAGAAATCGAGCAGATGGGGCTTGACGAGGTTACAAACGTAGTACTTGCCGTTATTGAGGTAAACAACTTCAAAGGCGTTTATGATAACGTAAAAAAAGCGATGGCCCCCAAAGTTCAATAAATGATGATGATTGGCTCTGGTGGGCTATAGATATGCTTGCAAGTGAGTACTCTTGGGGATTTAATGAAATACTTGAAACCGTCTACCCTGATGATCTTAAACCTCTTCTTGAAAAAATAAACGACAGAAAACTTCTTGAGCATAAGATGCAACTTGCTATTGTGCAAAATCCTCATGTAAAAGATCCAAAACAACTATGGAAAAGCTTAGAGCTGATGCAGAGCAAGAAAACACGACAAAATACAGAAAAATTTGATGCACTTGGTATGGAGAGGCTTAAAGATGTAATGAAACAAAATCCCCGTATAGTGGTAAAATCTTAGTATATGAAAGGACGTAAATACTATGGCTTTTGAGCTTGGAGCGGTAACCGCCAAAATTGATGCTGATATTACAGGGTTTAAGAATGGGCTAAATAGAGCAAAAGACGAGACTGTTGGTATGAGTCAGACAATGTCTAAGCTTGGGGATACTATAAAAACAGCATTAGTTATTGGTGGGACGGCTGCTGCTGGAGGTATGGTTTTATTAGGCAAGTCCGCTCTTGAAGCTGCTGCAAATTTTGAACAAACACAAATATCTTTTGAAGTCATGTTGGGCTCGGCTGAGAAAGCCACAAAACTACTAACAGATCTTCAAGCTTTTGCTAAAAAAACTCCTTTTAATCTAACTGACCTACAAGACGCTACTAAGAGACTTTTAGCCTACGGTATTGAGGGTGATAAGGTTATTGAAACCATGAGTACTTTAGGTAATATTACCTCGGCTGTAGGTCGAGATAAAATGCCACAGCTTATACTTGCTTTCGGTCAGGTAAAAGCAGCTGGTAGGCTTATGGGCACAGAGTTACGACAGTTTACAGAAACGGGCGTACCGTTGCTTCAGGTTTTGGCAGATCAATTTGGGGTGACAACAGGTCGTATACAAGAAATGGTATCTGAAGGATCAATTGGGTTTTCAGATGTGCAAATGGCTTTAGAAAGCCTTGGGGGTGAGGGTGGTAAATGGGGTGATATGATGGACAAACAGTCAAAAACACTCTCAGGTTCACTGTCAAATTTACAAGACTCATGGACTCAACTACTTGTTGTTTTAGGTACTGTGTTTATCCCTATTGCAACACAAGTCGTACAAAGTCTTACGGCTTTTCTTACTCCAATAATGGAGGTAATGAATGGGACTAGATCATTGGGTGAGGCGTTTGGTTTAACAAGCGAACAGACAGTGTTTTTTAGTGCGGTTCTTGCTGAATTTATATCTTTTCTTACAGAAACGCTTGTACCAGCCGTACAAGCGGTAGTAGGCTACCTGTCTGCTTTTTGGAATGCACACAAGACGGAATTTATGAATGCGTGGAATATTATCTGGGGTATCATTCAGGTTATCTGGGCTCTTATTTATGGTTTGATAAAGACAGGATTAGAACTTCTTGCAGGTGATTGGAGTGGCGCATGGAACGCAATAAAACAGACAGTAAGCATGGCTTGGAACGGGATACAAAGCATTATGTCGGGAGCACTTGGGTTTATTGGAGGATGGGGTAATTCGGTCTTTAATGCTCTTGTTTCACCTTTTAAGCGAGCATGGGATGCTATTCAAGACCTTGTGAACAAAATAAAAGACTCGCTGGACTTTACAAAACGACACAGCCCCTCGGTACTTGATATTGTAGAAAGCGGTGTTAGTAAAGTAAATAGGGCTTTAGAAGGCCTTAGAACTGATATAATCCTAACGCCTGAGACTGCTGCAATGACTGTTTCTAACGGTGGTCAATCTACCAAAATGCTTTCTGTAAACATAGATTTAGCGGGTGCGTTTATTAGTGATACCTACGGAGCTCAACGTATGGCTGAGATTATGGGCGACCAAATTATTAAGAAAGTACAAAATCAATTAAGAATTTAATTCATAATCTTATTTATTGATATAATCAAATTATGAGCGATAATACAACTTTGAATAGTATGTCGGGGGGCGATACATATGCCTCTGATGACATATCAGGCGTAAAGGTTCAACGCATCAAGCTTATACATGGTGCAGACGGCACAAATGATGGGGATGTGTCAAACTCTAATCCGTTACCTGTGGCAGGTGGCAAGATTATTGCTTCAGAGACTAGTTTTACGAGACCTTCAGACACCACAACCTACGCTTCAGGCGATGCCGTAAACAACTCAACGAGCTCGCCTACCGTTCTTACTTTTTCAAACATTGCAAGGGCAAGTGGGTTAGGTGGGGTGATAGAGTCTGCAACGATGATCTTAAGTACAAGAGCTACTTTAGCAGGTGTTTTTGAATTGTGGCTTTTTGACACGACAATAACAATGACAAACGACAACACTGCATGGGGTATATCAGATGCAAACCTAAACACAGCAATCGGTTGTATTTACTTTAGTTTGAGAAACGACGGGGATGCTTCTAGTAACTGTATCTATCAAGCCACAAATATAGGCATTGCATATAAATGTACAGCCACGTCTCTATATGGGGCTCTCGTAGTGCGCAATGCTTATGTGCCTGGTAACGCTGAAGTATTTACCATAAGACTAAAATGTTTAGGAGAGTAAAAATATGCTGCCACTTTATGATAAGCTTGCACGACAAAATAGGGATCGGTATAAACGGGTAATACTCGAAGATGGGGCCACCTTCTACGCCCCCCTTGATGAAACGTATGGAACATCTATAGTAGACAGGGCAAATGGGGCTGTGGGAACTCTTAACGGTGGCACTCTTTCATACACTGGCTGCCCTGCTGAAAGGGGTTCAAAGGCGGTATATTTTGCAAATACGGCGGGACACAACATAACCTTTCCTACATCTACTAATATTCACCCAACAGGATCTTTTACCCTTGAGTGTTGGGCGTACATGCTTGATACAAATCCTCACGAGTTTATATGTAAAGGTACTCAAGAGTTTAATGGAGCAGGTTCTGGGACTGATTTTGAGCTTGGATACGTTGGAGGGTCTACTTACCTACAGTTTTACACAGGAAGTGCGAGTATTTCATATAGCCAATCCTCTCCAGCAATAAACGGCTGGCATCATTATATCGCACGCTTTACAAGCGGTTCTGAGTTAGTCTTTTTCTTCGATAGCGTTAAGCAAACAGCTCAAAATACTGTCGCAACAGCCATTGAAGCCTCTACAGGTAATCTGAAGATATCAGGCGTTACATATAGGCAAAATGGATACTTAGCTCACTGTGCGATTTACCACAAACCATTATCGGACGGGCAGTGTCAAAATCATTATAGAATTGCTGTAGGCGCTGCGTAACTATGCTCATAATCCTTATTGCAGCGGCCTCTGGAGGAGGCGTTGCCACAGTCCCGCCAACAGTCACAACTCAAGACGCAAGCAGTATTGGACAGACGACGGTAACATTTAACGGTAATATAACCGCAACAGGTGGTGGTAATTCTTCTATTCGGGGCTTTGAATATAGCACAACTACAACAGTAGATAGGGTATATTCTTCAACAGGAAGCTTTGGAGCAGGTGCATTCACGGGAGCCATAACAGATCTTACACCAAGCACTTTATACTATTACAGAGCCTACGCCACAAACGATATCGGAACGGGATATGGAGATTGGCAGAGTTTTACTACCTCTGCTGCTACCTATGCAATAACAATTGATGGAGAAGATAGGACGGCAGATGTTATACAGGCGAGCATCACAATTACCGATATCATAAACGACCAGCAAAACTCATGTACTTTTTCGATGATGGATTTGAGCAGTTCAGGCTTCCCAGCAACCGATGAAGAAATAACCATAACTCTCAATGATGGAACTAAAATTTTTGGCGGGTATATTCTTTCGTATAGCCTATCTAAACAAGCAACAGGGGGCGTATTGGCTCAATTCTCATGTACAGACTACACAAGACTCCTAGACCGCAATCTAGTACATAGATCATTTCTGGATATGACAGACGCAGAGATCATACAAGAAATTGTCAACACATATTGTGCGGGGCTTGGTATCACGACAAGTAACGTTGTCAGTGGTGCAACAATAGACCAGATATCCTTTAACTATCTACAACCATCTCAGTGTTTCAGAAAAATTGCAGAGCTTACGGGGCGTAACTGGTATATAGACTACAATAAGGATATACACTACTTTCCGCTGGCTACCAACGCAGCCCCATTTAATATATCATCAAGTAACGATGACTATATAAACCTAGATATCTCAAAAGACGCAAGCCAGATAAAAAATCGTGTATATGTACGAGGAGGAACAGAGCTGTCAGACAGCGTGTTTTATGAAACAAAGGGAGATAGTAGCAAAAGAGTATTCCTTCTTCCTGATAAGCCACACGATGTTGTAGTTAAAGTAAACGGTGTAACCAAAACGCTTGGTATCAAAAACATAGATACAAGCGGATATGATTACTACTTAAACTTTCAAGAAAAATACGTTGAGCAAGACTCTGGGGCCTCAGTACTTACTTCCTCAGATACGCTACGAGTTGAGTATACCTATGATATCCCTATTTTGGTTGCAGTAGAAAACACAGAGTCTATTGCTGAAAACGGTGTGAAGGAGTTTGCGGTTTTTGACAAAAGTATCACCACGACTCAAGCGGCCCGTGATAGAGCCTCAGCAGAGCTAACCGATTATGCAGACTCTATCATTGAGGGCTCTTTCTCAACATATACCACGGGTTTTACTAGCGGACAGTACATGAATATTAATTTATCTGATTATGGCGTAAATGATAACTATATAGTCCAGAAAGTAACAGCACAATCGTTTGGGGCTGGCAATTATCTATATAGGGTCTATGTTGCAAGTTCGAAGACAATGGGTATTATTAAATTTCTCATAGAGTTGCTCGAAGCTAACAAAAATTTGATAGAATTAGATGATAACGAAGTAGTTGATGAGTTGTTCTTAATTGTAGATAGTTTACTGAGCGATAGCATCACAGACAGTCTGATTATCGACAGCGCAGGGCCCTATAGCACTTGGTGTACTGATAGCTTGCAGTCTACGCCGATAACAAGGGCAAGATGGAATTTATTTAATTGGTGGGGATAATATGAATATAAACGAAATAGTCGTGCCGACAGGAAAGATACTTATAACCCTGTATAACACAATAACAAAAAAATACGACCAGGATTTGGTTGATAATATGTTTGTAACTGCGGGCAAGAATGCGCTTGCTGCAAGTATTAGTGGTACGACCTCCGACAACAAGGGAATTATTACCTATTGTGCTTTGGGTACAAGCTCCGTAGCCCCTGCACTATCTGATACGGGTCTACTCGCAGAGGTAGGGCGGAAGCTCGTATCTGTACGTAGTTTTAGCGGTAATGTAGCAACCTTTCAAACATTCTTCACACCCTCTGAAGGTAATGGAACTTTACGAGAGGCGGGGCTTTATGGTGATGATGCGTCTGGAAGCGCAGGTACAGGGACACTTTTTTGTAGAGCGGCTATAAACAGAACAAAAACAAGCTCAGATACTTTATCTTTAAGTTGGTCTATTACAATCGGATAATATTTATATAATAAAGTATGGCGACTTCAAGCGCAGTAACCTCGGGTACAAATGCAACAGCTACGCAATATAACAATCTGAGAACAGACGCTATTACTCGTGAGCGAGTGTATGTTTTTGAAGTTGTAGGATCTCTTATCGTAGGCGACGAACAAGGTGGTCATTATATCGTACCTGCATCATCAACTGTGACAGCTATTACCTCACAAATAGCTACAGGAACTTCGGCCACGTTTAGAATACAAAAGGACACTACCGACGTTGATAACTCTATAAGTGCGACAACTACAGTGTCTACGGATAGCTCATTTTCAAGCGCATCACTCACCGCCGATCAAATACTTTCTCTTGATATAACAGCGGTATCAGGAAGCCCCACAAGGCTTCTTGTTCAGGTTAAAACTACTGAAACAATCTAATTATGTCAAACTACAGTGGGTTCGGTTCTGGAGCGGATGGCGCTGGAGCCCTAACGGGTACGCAAGCTCCTGTTGATTCTACATTTACGGGTACTTCTGGAGCCACAAGTGGTACAGGTCAAACGGGAAAAAGTTTTGCAACAAATGACGTTGTGCTCATTCATCAGTCACAAGGTACGGGGTATGGTAATAAACAACTTAATCAGCTAACAGGTTATGTAAGCGGCACGGGGGCCATGACTTTCCTTTTACCTTTAAACGCAACGTATGGTACAGGGGCCCAAATCATACAGGTCAAACAATATACCACTGCTGTATTGTCGGGTAATTTTACGGTTAAGGCTTGGGATGGCTCTGTTGGTGGGTTTATGGTTATAATGGCCCAAGGTGATATTGATGGCGATGGATTTACTTTAAACTGTGCTGGCGCTGCCACTGCTACCGATACAGGAGCCATAATCGGAGGGTTTAGAGGTGGTAATGGGTCAGGTAATAACGTCAACTTAGCCGCTGGCAAGGGTGAAGGTACAACGGGCTCAACACGTACAGCAGGTACAGGAAGTGCCGACCAGCGTGCAGCGCAGGGCTCTGGAGGGGGCGGAACCGCTGGTTCTTCGGTATTCGGTAATCTTAGTATTCCCTCTTCTGGCGGTGGTGGTGGTAACGGAACGGCTGGAAGCAATGGAGGAAGTAAAGACTTTGCAGGATGGGCTGGTGTTGGGGGCTCTACAGGTAGCACAAGTGATCTATCAACAATGGTTTTTGGAGGAGGAGGAGGAGGTTGTGATCAGGATTCATCAACAATAGGTGGCTCTTCAGGTGGCGGATGCGTCTGGCTTATTTGTGGGGGTTCGCTAAAAAATATCACGGTAAACGTCAAGGGTGGCTCTGCAACTTCAGTTTCTGCAAATGTCAATGGCGGTACGGTCTCAGGAGGCGCAGGTGCTGGCGGATGTGCCCTCGTTGATGCAGTATCCATGAACACCGTTACCTTTCAAGCGGCGGGTGGCGCTGCATCTTCTGCATCATGGCCAGGAGGTGCAGGGGGGTCTGGTGTTGTGGTGTATAATACCTGTGTGGCTACTTCGGTAACGAGCGATATAAGCGCAACAGCAAACGTAGGTGGTCAATCCTTTTGTTTTATCCATCATGCAATCTTATGAACAAATTTGATAAGTTTCTTGCAGATAACAACGAAACATTTGTGGAGCGTGTAGACAGCTCAAACAGGAATCAGTGCTTCGACTTAGCCATATACTGGTGCGAATACCTCGGACTTCCAAAAAACATCTTCTCAGGGCTTCTTAACGCATATCAGATCTACACACAGCCAACGGCTATTACAAAAGACAACTTTACTTTGATTCCAAATTCTCCAACAGGTGTGCCACAGAAGGGTGACATTGTTGTATGGAGTAATAAATATGGCCCCGCTGGTCATGTGGGAGTGGCTACAGGAAGAGGCGACACTAATACCTTTGAGTGCTTCGAACAAAACGACCCCGCAGGAAGCAACTCACACTTGAGGACATACAAATATACCGCCGTACTCGGCTGGTTACGCTTTAAGGGCAATATTAATAGTTCAGATCAACCTATGGAAAATACAATAGCAGTGGATACGAAAGTTTACGAGACGCTTGTGCAAAAATCTAGTCAGATGGATTTAGTAGCGGATGAATTTTCCTTAGATAGAAACGATAATCAAGTAGGTAAAAAAGCAATTGAGCAAATAAACTTATTACTTAATTCAATTGTTTCTTAAGTTTTTTATGTAATCTAGCATGTTCCGCTTGATTAGTAATCAGTTCGAGATTATCAATATTATTATCATCTTTAACCCTATTAATATGATGTACAACCTCTTTTCTATCCAAATATCTACCCAACTTCTTTTCCATGAAAAGTCTATGCTCAAGAACATAACCACCAACATTGTTAGGATGTTCAGGGCACAGAACCTTAATATAGCCATGACCTTGGGAAATACGCCCACCCTTCCATGTGGGATTTTTATGGCCACTCATATAGCCTTTAAGACCCTTGTTCCAAACCTTTCTAGCCATGTTTTTACACCATTCAGGAGAAAATGCCGGTCTCTTTTTACCCTTCCAAAAACCAATGTTTCCTTTGTGAGCTTCGCTCAATTTTTTTCTGTATTCAGGATCACTCCATCTTTTAATAGCCGCCTGTCTACATTTTTCGTTTTTCATGATTTAATAATTAATTAAGTAAGTATGAAAATATCTGATAATATTAAAATTGCCTCTGATTTAATTATAGCATATAGAAAAAAAAGCACTCAATTTGACAAGGTTTGCTCCTATCTTCAAATTCCGTCCGATCCTAAAGACGTTATGTTTGAGGATATCCAAAAAGTGATAGCGGGCATCAAGAGTAGCGATAACTCAGCTAAACGGCAGGCTCAGGAGTTGGGGGCGCAACTAGCAGTAAGCCAACAGGAGGTTAAAAACCGTGAAGAACAGGTTAGCAGATTAAAGACTCAACTGCTAGAAACTATCGAATCATATCAAACAGAGATTGAGGCTTTAAAAAATAAGCCAGATGAGACGAGCGAGCTTGTCACTAATCTAAGAGCACAGATAGCGACGCTTGAGGGC